CATTGCCGTAGAGGCCTGGTCTGCGTTCGAGCCAGAGACCGCAGCAAGGTTAGCGATACCCTTGATGGCTGCTGTGGAGGTCTTAAGGTCCACACCAGCAGCCGTGAAGGTACCGATGTTCCGTGCCATCTGCGAGAAGTTGTAGATGGTCTTATCGGAATAGTGGTTCAGGTCATTCAGTGCACTGTTGACCTTTGCAAGGCCCTTCTTGCCTTCAAGCCCAGTGTTTGCCAGAATCGTCTGGATCGAGCCCAGAGTAGTGTCGTATTCCTGGAAACCCTGCTTGATTGGAGCCGTTGTAAACGACTTAGCGAAGGATAGACCTGCGTCTACAGCCCTTCTAGTGATGTCTGAGAGGGCTGTGAGGGCGACCGTGGATAGAGCTAGGAAGGACTTACTTACGCCCGTTACAGCGCCTTCCACGCCGTTTAGGTTGAACCGATCAGCAGACCGCTGGACTTCTTCCAGACCCTTAGATGCACCACTGAACCCGAGCTTCTGCTCGAGCTTGTCCAGCGTGGACATCGTACTGGCGGCGCCTCGCTCGAAAGCGGCGTTATCGAACTTCATGGTTACAATGCGATTGTCAACACCACTCATGACGAGGTCACCTCCTTCCAGGCTTCGTCTGCAATTCGGTCAAATATAGGTCTGAGAGCAGGGTTCATGTAGTCCTTGCCCTCGACATACCCACCGGTGCCAGTGCCGTGCCCATACTGAATGAGCACAGCGATCTGACGTCCACGATTAACATGCGTGTTGCCCCAGATGATCGAATATGATCCTTGTTCCTTGAGGATCTCGTAGGTCCACGAGTTGGCTGTCTCTCCACTGTCTTCTGGAGTTGCTGCTGCTAGAGCAGCGACACCCTCGGCACCATAACGGTCTAGCGTGGCGTAAATATCACCATGTAGAATCCGGTCAAGGAAACGCTCCATGTTGCTAAAGGAGCCCTTCGATTCAATTCCGATCAAGGCTCCTCCCTCCGGAGCTATATGTCTAGTTGGTAGAAGCCTTCGACATCGACTTCACCGAGTCTTGTCGTCGGTAGAGCCGTGTAAACGCCCGGAATAAGCGTCTGTGTGAGGTCACCACTTGCAAAGATCAGTTCAGCCAAGCCAGTATCAGGGTTTGGCAGAATGAAACGAGGACTGAAGAGCGTGATCAGATCGATCAGCTCTGGAATGCTCGGTAGCCGTGGTTCACCAGATGTGGTTTCCTCAGTACCGGGAAGCTCATCGCCCTCGTCACTAGGACCACCACCGTCAATCAAATCCGGATCTGTCGATCCTGGGTAACCACCGTCGTAAATGATGTCGACAGTTAAACCGCCATCTGTGCCATAGAGAATACTCTCAATGACAGCCAGAATATCAGCAGGCAGATAACGAGAATCCAAGATGACATGCGCCGTAGGACGGTAACCGTCAACCTTTTCAGGAATGGTAGTCAGTTGCCAACTGAATTCGGTTGGAGCTGAGCCATTACTCAGTGTTTCAAATGCTTTTGCATCAGGTACAGCAGTAATGTTGTACACTAGATGCACTTTGTAGCCAAAATCGCTGCCCTCGATGTCATTGCCAACCAACGTACGGTATGCGAGGCCAAACAGCTTAGGCTGTTGGTCACCTACATAAAGTCCGCCACCAAGATCGCCAACACCTTCATACTCCAGAAACGCATCGGGATATGTGAAAGCTTTTAGCGTGGCAGCGTAATCGCCGTATGACTGGTTGTCCATGAACTTCATTCCATCGAAGTACACAGGTTCAGACTTGTCATCACCGGTGTCTTCATCAATGGAAGTTAATCCATTCCAAGCAACACCGGTGTTATCTGACAAATATAGAACGCCTCGATCGATTCCGATCTCATAGAGGCGCTGACCGGCTTTATCCCAAACGAGTTTAGTCATAACGCCTCCCTTCGGAATATGAATCAGACAGCGCCGAGATCCTCTACCATCAGGTATGAGGGCGAAGTGCCAGACAAAGTCTCCATGTGGTCGGCACCATTGGCTGTAGCTTGGAGGTAGTATGTCCTTGCTCCAGCAGCAGGCTCGATGACGCACCAGGGGTCATACGTACCGAAACCGGTAGCAAGCAAGTTACAACCAGATCGCGCGATCATTGTGCCGACATCGTTGAGAATGTTGACCTCGGTTTGACCTCCAACAGTAACCATTGTTGCGGTTACATGAGCACTAACACGAACTTGTCGACCCGCAGGCATGGTTACAGGAACAGAAAGACCAGTAAGAGGTGTAACCCCAATGATTCCGTTTTGATTAGAGCCATAAACGGCCTTACCGAGGACACCTTGCGGAAGAGCATCAAGATCTTCCTGGTTCGGAATGACCTTCCAACTGGAAGATCCACCGTCGTACCGGTTGATGTGGTCGGTCGTGGTGTTAAGCACCAGACGACCGTCCCAAAGATCTGCTCCAGTGAGGTTGTTGCGCTGAGTGTTAGTCATCGGAATGACCAAGCTTCTCAACTCAACAGACTCGGCTAGAGCAGCACGAACTTCAGGCGGGAATCTGTAGAGTGAGTCTACAGCCGGAAAAAGATCATAACTCATTTCTACTCCATTCGATAAAGACCGTCGGTGGTGGATTCGTACAGACGAGTTTCTGGTAGAAGACGAAGAATACCGTCTACCCGGGATCTATACAGATCTCCCATACCGGAAATGAGTTCTGAGTATCCACTGATAAAATCTGGAATGATTATCACTGGATCCCAGAAAGCCACAGTGTCTAGAAGCTCATCGAGACTTGGTAGACGTGCGGCATCTTCTTCCGTGCCGTAAAGCATCGACTCAATCAGACCCAATGCAACAGGATCCACCTTGGCAGAATCGATGATGAAGTGTGCGGACGGTCGATAAGTGGCGTCATATGGCGGCACAGCGTCAACAATCCATGAAAGTGTGTCTGGATTTACCGAATCACTGATGGTGGTAGACCCACGACCATTAGGGCTAGCCAGTGCATTGTAGAGAAGATGAATCTTGTACCCATCGGTTCCGACGAGCGTTCGATAGGACAACCCGAATTGCTCACGTGGCTGCCTTGTCAGAACAAAGCCCGGAACGACCGATTTGTCCCCAACACAGGGGGAAAATTCCTCCGGAGCCGAAAATGCGGTGACTGTTGCTTGATAGTTCTTAGAACTGACAACATCCACATACTTGACTCCGTCGAAGTAATACGGATTCGTTTCTCCACCAATAAACGTTTCTTCTACACTAACTAGACCGTTCCAGGGGACGCCTGGTCCATCTGAGGGATAGAGGACACCAAGATCGGCGCCTGCTTCGTACTTCTTTTGTGTTGGTTGATCCCAAACAAGCCTGGTCATGGTGCCTCCTCTCATTAACCCTTAGATCCGGTTTGAGCTCGACGACGCGCATTCAATTCACGGTTGTGAGCGATGATTTCGCTTCGACTCATCTTCTTAGGCTTAGCTGACTTTGAATTGATGACCTTGATGAGTGTGAACAACCGGTTAAGATGCCAGTGCTGCGCTTCCCATGGAATTTGGAACGTAATCAACCAGAAATAGACCAGTTCTGAAGTAATCACCTCAGAAGTTTTTGGACTACCCGGGCTATCACTGAACCAAGTCGCAGTCATCTTGGCATCGATGTACGCGTTGATTTCGTCGAAATTCTTCTGACTGAGCTTTTTCAAAAGCTCCGGGGGAAAGTCCGGAGTAAGAATCATGGCTTCGATGTAGGCGATAGCCTCTTCATCAGTTTTCTTTTCAGGACCCAAAAACGGTTTCTCAAATTTTGACTCCCATTTTGACAGTGAGACCAGAGAATGCTCGAGCTGTAGCTCGACTCCGCCGACGATCAAGAATTCTTGTGTCGATTCGTCGTAATGCTCGGTTCCGCCTACAGAAATTGTGAGCATTCTCTGGCCTCCCTATCAAATGGTGAATCAGTAAGCGAACGACCAGTCGTCGTCACCCGTGATGGCGTACCCAGACGCCGGAGTGGCCTGGATGTTGGCCGTCTGGCCGGTGGTGAGTGCAGGCTGGGCACCGGGAGTCTTGTTGACGCCGTTGACCTTCCACTGCACACCGGTAACCGCCGGCAGAGTGACGACGTGAGTGCCCGAGTTGTACGTCGGCTGGTTGGCCGGCGTGCTCAGGTTGACGTTGGTCGTCGTCCCCTGGAAGAGGTCATAGACCTCTGCCGGTGAGGGCAGACGCGGGTCGGTCGCCTCGTCGCCATACAGGATGGCCTCGAGCTCGTCCAGTGCGGTTGAATCCACCTTG